CAAGCCGTGGAGCTTGCCGAGCTCAAGCACCTCTTCTTGGGTGTTGGCTACGTTCATCGTGAATGTTTTCATCTTGGTTCCTTGCTACCTGCCAGCACCGCGCTGACAGTGAACGTATTATCATGAGTAACGTCATGAGCTCGCAAGGACTATCTTGAACAAACCTTACTTAGTTGTAGGGTTATTTAGGCAAAAAGAACCCGGCCGAAGCCGGGTTGAAACGTATAGCAAGGAGACACCGACCGATGCAGCCACACACCGCCTTCCCCACCACCAGGACACTCGCGAAAGGAACCAAGTAGATAGGCGTTGTATGGCTGCACCAGCAGGCAGACGCATTGTGCCCGCCACGCTAGGTTCAGGCTGGTTTATCCGCTACCGACGGTAGCAGTGGTAGACACTCTACCACCTGACCCACTCTACCACCTGGACAATGGCTACCCCTGCCCCATATACAACAGGAGTACAGCACGGTGGACACACCCTACAGTTACGCACGCGGAGGCGTTGGCAACAAAAAGCTAAGATCGCCTGACACAGACGACTTCTACGACTTCGCGAAAGCATATGCAAAGCCCCGAGCGCTGGACACGTCATACGACGAGTACCACGCTATGGACAAACCCAGCAAGAACGAGACCAAGCGCAAGCTGGACTACTTCGTCGGCGGTACGCTGGAGCCAGCCATTCGTCGTGACAGTAACGTGGTGTGTCGCACACTGCTGACGCTGGACATCGAAGAGAACGTAAAGAAAGGCAGTGGCCCTCCGCCTGACCCAGATGAAGTCGTACTGTCTCTGGCTGAGCTAGGCCGGGCTGGCTGGGTGTACACGTCTGTAGGCCACACGCCTGAGTCGCCACGTTACCGCGTTGTGCTGCCTCTAGACGAGCCTATCTACGAGGACATCGAGGACACGCTCCGTGACGCTACCCTGGGTGCAGCCCGTGAGCTAGGCATCAAGGCTTGGTGCGCACGCGAGTCATACGTGCCCAGCCAGCCTATGTACCTGCCAGCAGTGTTGGGTGGTGGCACCCACTACAACAAGTTCAAGCGCGGCGCACCCTGGGAACACACGGACTATCACAAGGAAAGCGCCAGCACTGGTGACGACTGGGATGGCACTGCACCCAAGCCCGTACACGCTACAGACCCGGTGCTGGCTGCTGTTATGCAGGCTGGCCTATACATAGGCCCCAAGGACGACCACCCTGGGATGCACTTCATACGGTGCCCCTTCGCCGATGAGCATGGAGAAGTCAATGACACGCAGACGGTCTACTACGAAGCGAACTACGATGGCAACCCGCGTGCAGCAGTAAAGTGCTTCGACACCGCCCCAGACGAAGACGACAAACCTCACCTCACATACACTAGGCTGGTGCAATGGCTACGAGAGCACGAGTACCTCAGTGCTGAAACTGATGGCACAGGGGTACTCGATGACTACGATGATTTCCTTGCCAGAGCAGACATAACCCGCCTACTCAACGACACCCCTGAAGAGCGCCACTTCGCGGTAGACAAGTTGCTGCCCCGAGGCAAGGTCACTGTGATAGCGGGTCCAGGCGGTGTGTCCAAGTCCAGTATGCTCATGCACATGATGGTGTACGGTGCGATGGGCCAATCGTTCTACGACTTCAAGCCAGATGGTGAGCTCAAGAGCCTGTACGTCAGCTACGAAGATGACACGCTCGAACTGCACAAACGCGTACACGCACTGTCACACGCACTCCGTGAGTTTGACGATGGCAAGCTTGACCTCATCCACGACGTTGATGCCAAGCTCAAGCGTAACTTCCTCACCTTCGCTGCTGACGACAACGCTGCAAGCTGGCTACTCATGTCCAAGCCAGACCAGCGCTCCCAGGCTGAACGTACAGCCCGCGTCGAGTGGCTCGTAGGCTTGCTCAAGCGTGAAGGCATACGGCTACTGACGCTTGACCCCGTGGTGTACACTCACAACATGGAAGAGTCTTCCCCTGGTGAGATGGCCCAGTACATGCAGACACTCACGTACATCGCCAAGCAAGCCGACTGTGCTGTATGCGTACTGCATCACATGCACAAAGCGGCGCTGTGGCAGACCATCGACGAGATCAACCAAGGCTCCTTGCGTGGTGCATCCAGCTTTGCAGACAACGCACGCTCGGTGGCAGTGGTACTCAGCATGGGCAACAAAGACGCCCCTCTGTTTGGCCTGGAGAGCAGTCAGGAAACAACAGACCGCTACGTTATCTTCAAGCACGTTAAGCACAACTACTCAGCTGGGCTGGGTGTCATGGTCATGGAGCGACGCGGCTCGCTGCTCATTCCCCGGCCCGACATCAAGAAGCTTGACGGTGCTGAACTTGCTGCCAGCAAGGAACGCATGGCCGAAGCCAAGAAGGAAATGAAAGAGGCCAGCAAGCTGAACACCATGGAGCGTCACGGCATGGACGTGATCAAGTGGTTACGCAAGCAAGAACACGAGTGTAGTCAGAACATGGTGTGTATCGGCACGGGTAAGGCCAAGCCAGCCGTGAAGAAGATCATGGAGTGGCTGCACCAGGAAGGCCTCGTGGACATGGAGCTCGGTCCCAATCGCGGTATGTACTACGCGCCATCGCAGGAGGGCTTGGACTGGCACGACGAAAAGGAGTTGATGTGAGACAAATCCGTTCTGATCAGTGGGCCGCACGCGCGGGCCGGGAACACGTAAAACCATTCACGAGTGGTAGAGTGGTAGAGTTTAACAGGTGGTAGAGTGGTAGATGCTAAACAGTGGTGGGTGGTGGTAGAGTGTGTTGCGCTTTTAAAAGCAACACTCTACCTCTACCACTCCAATGTGATTCTTAAACTCAGTTGAACCGTCTACTACTGCTCTGCAACAACGGCTAGTTAAGCTTCTGTAACGGTGGTCCGGTCCCTCAGCTTGTTCAACTCGTTCAACATCTTCATCTTCAGAATACACATCATGCCAAGAAGAAAAGCTCCAGCCCCTCCCCCCGCTGACATGGGGCAAAACCCACCAGCCGGAGAAGTCGTGAGACGCAAGCGAGGCCGGAAGCCCGGTACGAACGCTGTCATCACGGCTATGGTCCGAGCCAAAGCGGTTCAGTCAGGCAAGCTCCCTCATGAGATACTGCTGGACATCGCTCGTGGTGAACCCATCGACCACCATGTGTGGGACCCAGAGAAGAAGGCGTACGTCAAGCGCAGCATCTACCCTCCATGGGAAGACCGCATTGATGCGGCCAAAGCGGCTGCACCCTTCTTCGCTCCACGCCTTGCAGCAGCAGTCGTCAAGACACCTGGGTCACAGGACCCCACCTCGCTGTCAGACCAGCAACTCAACGATGAACTGCGCAAGCTGTTGCTGGAGTTTGGCATAACGGACGTAGACCTCGTTGATGAAGACACGCTCGACGGGGCAGGGCTGGTCAGGGACGCTGATGAGTAAGCTGTACGACGAACAATACGCGCAACACGTAACGTTCGTCAACCATGCAACTCATCATCCCCTCCAGCACCCGAGCCCGCCTCCACGCCCTGCTGGCTGAACGCAACAAGCGTAAGAAAAGCAAGGCAGAGATTCAGCTTGAACTAGCCCGTACCAACTGGACCCAGCAAGCGCGCCCTAACCAGCTTCTACCCGAGGGGGACTGGGCCTACTGGCTTATCCTGGCAGGGCGTGGCTTCGGTAAGACCCGTACAGGCGCTGAAACCATGCGCCAGTGGAACGCTAAGGGCTTCCAGTACTGCAACCTGATTGGCGCAACGGTAGACGACGCACGTGACATCATGATCGAGGGTGAGTCAGGTATCCTGGCTTGCTGTCCCAAGCATGACCGTCCAGTGTACAAGCGTGGTGAACGTAAGCTGGTGTGGCCCAATGGCGCGGTCAGCCTCATCTTCACCGCTGACGAGCCTGAGCGCTTGCGTGGTAAGCAGCACGAGAAGCTATGGGCTGATGAGCTAGCAGCATGGCGCTACGCTGAAGCCTGGGACCAAGCCATGTTCGGCTTGCGTCTAGGCCAAGACCCTCAGGCTGTCATCACCACAACGCCTAAGCCTACCAAGATCATACGCGAACTGGCTGCAGATGAAGGCACTGTAATCACCACTGGCACCACGTACGACAACCAAGCTAACCTAGCTCCACGCTTCTTCAAGAAGATCATCACCAAGTACGAGGGTACGCGCCTGGGTAAGCAGGAACTGAACGCTGAGATCCTGGATGACAACCCCAATGCTCTGTGGAAGCGCAGCAACATAGACGAGCTCCGCTTGCCTGCTGTCCCAGGTGGCGTGGACCTGGTCCGTATCGTGGTGGGTGTTGACCCTGCTGTCACGAGCAACGAGGACAGTGACTTGACAGGTATCGTGGTTGCAGCCAAAGGCAGTGATGGTCACTACTACGTGCTGGGTGACTACTCGCTCATCGAGACACCGCTGGGCTGGGCGCGTAAGGTGTCTTACGCGTATAGTGAGCATGGCGCTGACCGCGTCATCGGTGAAGTGAACAACGGTGGTGAGCTCGTTGAGCGTAACGTGCGTGTCGAAGACCCGAATATCAGCTACAAGGAAGTACGCGCCTCACGAGGCAAGTCCATTCGTGCTGAGCCTGTAGCCGCTATGTACGAGAAGGGCCTCGTGCACCACATAGGCTCGTTCGGCCAGATGGAAGACCAGATGTGTGACTTCGATCCACTGGTAGCGCTGAAGTCCCCTGACCGCATGGATGCTCTGGTATGGGCTATCACCGAGTTAGCAGACATCAGCATGACTGGTCTGATCGATCACTACGCACGTGAAGTGAAGGCTGCACAGGAGGAAAAGGATCGAGGCCGTAAGAGTTGGTGGGAATAAGGACAATAGCTCGTCTTCACTGGGTTAGTGCCCTCACCTCAACTGAAAGGAGCCACGTATGGCTAAATGGAAGATCCCGTTGTTCACTAGGTCTATCAGTACCTCGTTGGGTGCGTTAGAATCGTCACCTGATGGGGTGTTTACGCCACGTAACAGTGTCGAAGAAGCAGATCTGCGTAAGGTCGGTGGCGTGGAGGTCGACCCAGACGGCGTACCGTTGTCGGGCGCAGCAGCACTCGTATCCGCTGGTTTTGGTGGAGGCATGAGTCTCGCCATGACCAAGGTAACACTCAAAGAGTTTGATTCGACCCCGTACCAAACCTACGCAAGCCTAATCTCACTGCTGGACTCTATGCTCCCTATTTCGGCTGGAGTCACAAAAACTGATCGGGGGCTCTGCTCAAACGGAACGGATCGAATCTATGAGTACCGCGCCGGAAACGGACCAATCAACATCCTCGTAACCTGTGGCGTACATGGCCCCGAACTGGCTGGTACGTGGTCCATGGTCCGCTGGATGGAAGAATTCGTGAATCCGAAGTCTGCGGTGTTTGCGGCTCTTCGCAACCAGATCACGATTAGTTGGATTCCGCACGCAAACCCGAGCGCATTCCGTGGCGGACGTAAGAACGCCAATCTGGTTGACCTGAACCGGAACTACCCGTTCTATCACTCACGGTATTTGGCTGCGCACCCATCAACATCGGATGACAACTATCCAGGCGCATCGGCTTTGTCTGAGCCGGAAACGCAGGCCATCAAAGCGGTGATTGACGCTCGCGACATCGACGGCGTGATCGATTGCCACAATTACGAGGTCGGTTACAGCGCTTACGAGATCCTGACCGGCGCAGGCTCTTTCTGGACACGTGCGAATCGCAAACATTGGCGACTGGCCAATCAGGTGCATAGGTCGGTCTACTCGTCCAATGCCAGCACTTTCGGGAGCAACGAGACAGACACCAATCCAACCCTGCAGAATTGGGCCACGCATTACCTGCAGAACGTCAGGTTGAAGCCGCACGGCAACTGTGCGCTATTGGAATGTTCGCGCGGCATCGACGGCGGCGACGTGTTGGGTGCCATGACGTCCGGCGGCATCACACGGTACGCTGGCTACGTCACCACGTGGATTGTTTCGTTCCTGCAAACGCTTTACCAGCAGACACCGGCGCCTGTATATGCGTGGAACTTCAGACGGTTCAATGAGAATAGTGCGGCGTCAATCACTGCCGGTGGCACCTTGGTTGACACCGCCGCCGACACTCCGATGACGTGGGATGAATCGGACCCAGGCGTCGGCGGACTCCCGCGTAACTATATCGATTGTCCAGTGACCTGCAAAGGGTGGCTTGATGTGACCGTAGAGGGGACTATCGAATGCTTGAGCGCTGCAATCGGTCGATATTCAGTCGGGATCATCCTTGATGGCGGATCGGTATCAAACCGAACTACTGAATCTGTCACGACACCCGCTCTGAACGGCGAGCGCACGAACTTCACGTGTAGCGCACGGTTCTATATATCGACGGTTGATGCAACCTATGTTCCTAGGATTCAGGCCACGATCAACAAGTCAACGGGCGCGTCCCATAACCTGAAGCGCTCGCGGATCACGGTCAGGTTTACCCCGCACGACATTGAAGTCAACAACTACACGCCTTTCTTCTAAGGAGCCATAGACCATGCCAACCAAGACCCCTATCGATCAGGGAGTCATCAGCCGGGTTGTGCAAGGTGCCAAGTACATGCTGACCGGAGTGAAGCCAGACAACTGGATGTCACCCGGTCAGCCTGTTGCACCTCAAGCACAGGAAGAAGCCAAGGGTCGTCAGTTCGACTTCCCTGTAGGTGTCAACACCCGGTACCGACCCCGTGATCAAGAGGCTGTCAGCTTTGAGCACATGCGTGCTCTGGCCGATGGCTACGACTTGTTGCGCCTTGTCATCGAGACGCGTAAGGACCAGCTTGCCAAGTTGAAGTGGACCATCGCACCACGTGACGAGAAAGCTCAGTCTGACAAGCGGTGTGAAGACATCGTCAACTTCATGCAGTTCCCTGATGGTGAGCTCGACTGGGATACGTGGCTTCGTGCGTTGCTGGAAGACCTGCTGGTGTGTGATGCTGCCACTGTGTACCCACGTCCTACGCTCGATGGCTCGCTGTTTGCTGTCGAGCTCGTGGATGGAGCCACCATCAAACGGGTGCTCGACATTACGGGTCGTACTCCGGTAGCCCCTGACCCTGCATACCAGCAGATCATCAAGGGTATCCCGGCTGTCAACTACACCCGTGATGAGTTGATCTACAAGCCTCGCAACGTGCGCACGAATCGTGTGTATGGGTATAGCCCTGTTGAGCAAGTCATCATGACTGTCAACATCGCTATGCGGCGTCAACTGCATCAGCTCCAGTACTACACTGAGGGCAACGTGCCCGAGATGATCTACGGTGTACCGCCTGAATGGAACACTGACCAGATCAAGAAGTTCCAGGACTACTGGGATGCCATGCTCGAGGGCAACACGGCTGAACGACGCCATGCCAAGTTCGCTCCAGGTGGCATCAAGCCCATCATGACCAAGGAATCTGCACTGAAGGACGACTACGATGAGTGGCTCGCCCGTATCGTGTGCTTTGCGTTCAGCATCGACCCCAATGCGCTGGTCAAGCAAGTCAACCGGGCTACCGCTGAGTCTGTGCGTGGTGCAGCCTTGTCTGAAGGCCTCATCCCATTGATGAAGTGGGTAGAGAACCTGCTCAACCTCATCGTGTGGAAGTACTTCGGCTACCAAGACCTGTGCTTCAAGTGGGTTGAGGAAGACGAGACCAGCCCACTGGTACAGATGCAGACCTTGACTGGCTACGTCAAGGAGAAGGTCATCACCAAGGATGAAGCCCGTGAGGCTATTGGCAAAGAGCCGATGACCGATGAGCAGCGTGATGAGCTCATGCCTCCTGCACCTGTCATGGGTGCTGATGGCTTGCCTGTTGACCCCAACGACCCTGACGCTGAGCCTCCTGCACCCAAGGGTAAGAAGCCAGCAGACAAGGCCGAAGACGACAAGGCAGGTAAGTACCTGGGAAAAGCCATGCGGCGACGCGTAGTACCCATCGATCGGGAGCGCACCAAGGCTGCTCGCACAGTTACTAAACTGAGCAAGCTGTTCAAGGGTTCGTTCGGCAAGATCGGTGATCGCGTCGCCGCTGAACTGGCGGACAAGGTAGGCAAGGCTGACACGCCTGACAAGGACCTGGAGGAACTGCTAGCCCAGTTGACCTTCGAGGAGCTAGAGGACCTGGTACCATCGGTCACCGATGTACTGGCGTCCATGCACCTTGATGGCAGCAAGGAAGCGTTCCTGCAGGTGACCGGGTCGTTCAGTAAAGAGCAGCTAGAGCTAGCCAATGAAAAGGCTATCGCGTATGCACAGGAACGTGCGGCGGAACTGGTCACCAAGGTCAGTGATTCAACACGGGACATGTTGCGTTCTGACGTGGCGCAAGCCATGGAGGAAGGCTCTAGCAACCAAGACCTAGCGGACACCATCGCACAGAACTACGGGTTCAGCGATGAGCGTTCTATGGTCATTGCTCGTACGGAGACTGCCTACGCTGACGTAGCCGGGAACCTGCAAGCCTACCGTGAAAGCGGTGTGGTCGAGGGTAAGAAGTGGATCACTGGTGATGGGTGCTGTGATGAGTGCCAAGAACTTGACGGTGTGATCGTACCACTCGACGAACAATTCGACGGTGGGGTAGATGGTGCGCCACTCCACCCCAACTGCCGATGTGATGTGTTGCCCGTCCTGGGCGATGACTAAGAGGAACTACTCATGAAACTGAAGAAGCAACTGTACGCGGACATCGCCAAGGTTGAAGACCAGGAAGACGGCACCATCAAGGTATGGGGTTTCGCTTCCAGTGGGTCTGTCGACGCTGACGGTGAGACTATCACCCCCGAAGCCATGAAGGCGGCACTGCCCGACTACATGAAGTTCGGCGCTGTGCGTGAAATGCACCAGCCTCTTGCAGCCGGTACCGCTATCGAAGCGAGTGTCGGTGAAGATGGCAAGACATGGTTCGGTGCGCACATCGTTGACCCTGTGGCTATCACCAAGGTCCAGACCAAGGTGTACAAGGGTTTCAGCATTGGTGGCAAGGTCACCGAGCGTGACACGATGAACAAGTCCATCATCAAGGGCCTGAACCTTGTTGAAGTCAGCCTCGTGGACCGTCCTTGCAACCCTGATGCCGTGATGACGGTGTTCAAGGTCGAGGGCACCCCTGAAGACGACGTGAATGAACTGGCTGAACTGCTGGACAACGGCACTGTCACCCCTGCTGAAGTGCTGGCGCTGGTGAAGGCATCGAAGGAAGCCAAGCCAGCCGATACCGTTATCGAGCCTGCACCTGAAGATGTCAGCAAGATGGACACACCTACCGGCGACACGGTGCAGAAGGGCATGTACACGGTGAGCGCATTCGCTCAAACGCTGAGCTCGCTGGCTTACCTGTGCGAAGACGTTACCTGGGAGGCTGAGTACGAAGGTGACAACAGCCCCCTTCCCCAAGCTCTGAAGGACTGGGTGGCAACCGGCATTGGCCTGTTTACCGCAATGGCCCAGGAAGAAGCCCAAGAACTGGCTGCAACGCTGCAAAACGCGGTTGCCAAGGGCACAGCTACCACCCCATTGCAAAAACGCCTGCAAAACGCCCAAACCGATACCGATGGTATCGCTAAGGCTGGTGCCAAGTACTCCAAGACAACCAAGGCTACGCTGGCCAATCTGGAGAAGGCGATCGGTGAAGCGTGTGATCATCTGAAGGCACTGGGGTACCAAGATGCTGAAGAGGACGAGGAAGACGGCACCTCGAAAGCCGCTACCGTTGACAATGGCTCGACCAGCGAAGACGCTATCAGCAAGGCGCTGGCTCCGATCAACGAGCAACTCCAGAAAGTGCAGAAAGAAAACGAAGACCTCAACAAGAAGCTCGAAGCCCTCGGCAAACAAGCCGCTCCGGGCCGAGCACTCTTGAAGGTGTTGTCCAAGGGCCAGGACGCACTGCCTGACGTTACCAATCAAGCCGAACAGGTGGAAGCCCCGCCTGAAGGCACTCCCGCACGAGCAGAGTTCGAGCTCCGCAAAGTGTTCCAAGCCGGTGGCACAACGGTCATCAAGTGACCTAGTGCTGTTTTCATCAACTCATCAACCGTAACCACCTCTCTACCTGGAGGACTCTATATGAACGTGACTCTCGAAACCATGCAGCTGATGAAGACTGCGCTGGCTCAAAGCTCCGATGCCATCGCCAAGTCTGTCAGCACGGGTACTGGCCTGACCGCTTACGACCTGCAAGCGCCTGCCAAGAACCTGTACCCTGTCAACACCCCCATCCGCAACCGCCTGCCTCGCGTGGGTGGTGGTACTGGTGTGGCGACCAACTGGAAAGCGATCAAGGCCATCGTCGGCTCCGGCTTTGACGCCATGGGCTGGGTGCCTGAAGGCCAGCGCACGGCACGCATGTCGTACATCACCGAAGAGAAGGCTGCTTCGTACCGCACGATCGGTGAAGAAGACAGTGTGACCTTCGAAGCTGTGTCGGCTGGTCGTACGTTCGAAGACGTGCGCTCCACTGCCACCATGCGCAATCTGCAGAAGATGATGCTCAAGGAAGAGAACGCTCTCCTGATGGGTAACGCTTCTGTCGCCCTGGGCACTCCTGCTACCCCTACCCTGTCGGCTGCTGGCTCCGGCGCTACTCTGGCTGCTGCCACCTACTCGGTGATCGTGGTTGCCTTGACTGGTGAAGGCTTCCGTGGTGCTTCGCTGGCCAATGGCGTCCCCACCTCGTTGACCATCACTGGCGCTGATGGCCAGAGCTATGTGTTGAACGGTGGTTCGTCCAACAAGTCGGCTGCTGCTACGCAAGCGGTGACGCTGGGTCAAACCCTGTCGTGCTCCACCACTGCTGTCGTCGGTGCCCTGGGTTACGCATGGTTCGTCGGTACGGCTGGCGCTGAAAAGCTGGAAGCCATCACCACCAAGAATTCGGCGACCTTCGCTGTTGCCTTGGCTGGTACTGGCCAAACGGCTGCATCCATCAGCGCCACGGACAAGTCCAACAACGCCTCTCTGTCGTTCGATGGCTTGCTGTACTCTGCACTGAAGCCCGGTTCCGGCGCTTACGTGAAGACGATGGCCACTGGCACTCCTGGTGTGGGCTCGAAGCTGACTGCTTCTGGCAAGGGCACTGTCGTTGAGATCGACGTCATGCTGAAGAGCATGTGGGACAACTACCAGATCACGCCTACCGTGCTGTACGTGAACGCTCAGGAACTGCAAGACATGGCTACGCTGTGCCTGACTGGTCCTTCCAGCGCTCCGTTGCTGCAACTGCTGACCGCACCATCTGAAGGCTTCGGCCAGCTGATGGCTGGTGGTACCATCGGGTACTACTTCAACCCGTTCACCCAGAACGGTGGCACGAAGATCCCCGTGAAGATCCACCCGACGTTGCCTGCTGGCACCATCGTGGCCTGGGCTGAAAACCTGCCTGAGCAGTACCAGTCCAACCAAGTGCCCAACGTGGCTGAAGTCAAGGTTCGCCAGGACTACTACCAGTTGGATTGGCCTCTGCGCACCCGCTCGTACGAGTTCGGTGTGTACGCTGAAGAAGTGCTGGCAGTGTACGCCCCATTCGCTATGGGCGTGATCACAAACATCGCTCCTCAATAAGCGAAACAGGTAGGTGGTGGTAGAGTGTGTTGGCTTTTTATAAGCCACACTCTACCTCTACCACTCCAAGTCAATCAACCACACGGTGGTAGACTTCAACTCTACCACTAGAAGGAGCCAACATGGCAAAGCTCAAAGCCCCGGAAGGCTGCACCAGCGCATCGTTCAACGGTGAAGTCTTCGAAGCCGACAAGAACGGCATCGTCGAAGTGCCCGAAGAAGCGGTGGTCGCTCTTCTGGATCATGGTTTCACAACGCCCAAGGCCGAGCAGGCTCAAGGCGGGAAAGGTTCAGGCCGTTAAATGCCTAAGTTCACCACTCCACAAGGCTGTCAAGGCGTCCACATTGGTGGCGCTTGGTTCCCTGTTGATAAGGATGGCGTGTTGACCCTGCCCGAACAAGGCAACTACGTCGGTATGCTGCCTGAAGGCTTCGAGCCTTACGTGGCCCCCAAGACCGATGGCGTGTTCCCTGCTGTTGAAGCCCCCGTGGCTGAAGCGGTGGTCGAAGAGCAAGCTCCGGCCGTCAAAGCCAAGAAGTGAAGGTGACTGGACATGGCTGCATCTGATCTGACCACGCTGGCTAACGTCAAGCAGTGGATGGGCATCACCAGCAACGCTGAAGACGCCGCGCTGGCTCGGCTCATCACTGCTGCATCAAACGGTGTGGTGAGCTACTTGAACCGTGATCTGTTCAGTGCCTCTTACGACCTGCGCCTGAATGGCAAAGGTGGCGTCACTGTTGTGTTGCCTCAGTACCCAGTTACAGCCGTGTCCAGCGTGGTAGTCAACGGGGTGCCTATCCCTGTTGGCAACGACACCTCTGATGGCTACTTCTTCGATGAAGGCAACGTGTACCTTCGCGGGTACACCTTCTCTCGTGGCGTCCAGAACGTGCGCATCCAGTATGTTGCTGGCTTCTCTACGATCCCGTACGAGATTGAACAAGCTGTCATCGAGCTCGTGTCACTGCGTCACAAGGAACGTGATCGCATTGGTATCACGAGCAAGGGCCTCGCTGGGGAGACAGTCACGTTCACCCAGAAGGACTTCACCAACAGCATCAAGAACGTGTTGTCTCAATTCAAGAAGGTGGTGCCCACATGATTCGAGGCGAACTTACCGGCGACAAGCTGGTAGTTCAATCGCTAAGGCAGAAGGTGCCCGCTATCACTCAAAGGGTGGAGCGGGCACTTGAGCGATTGACGTTGCTGTTGTTGGAACGTGTAAAGCTCAAGCTCAGTGACGACGTGCTCAAGGTGCGCACAGGTAGACTACGTAGGTCTATCACGCATGTCATGCGTGGTAAGGGCACCAACGAGTACGAAGGTATCGTAGGCACCAATGTCAGTTACGGTAAGACGCACGAGTTGGGTTTCCAAGGTACTGCCAACATCAAAGAGCACTTACGCATGGTGAAGCAAGCGTGGGGCAAGTCCATTGAGCCCAAGCAAGTCGTAGTGCGTGCGCACACCAGACAAGTCAACCTGCCTTCTAGGTCCTTCTTGCGTAGCGCACTCAAGGACATGGAAGGCTCTGTTGCTTCAACCATCGCTGAAGCGGTGAAGGAGGAAACCAGATGATCGTACGTGAACCAATCTATGTGGCGTTGTTCGCGCTTCTGCAAGGCATCCCAGGCGTTGTTACAGCCAGTCGAAAGCTGAAACACTGGAACGACGTACCTGCTGAGGCGCAGCCAGCCATATTCCAAGCACAACGTTCGGAGGTACACCAAGTCGTAACAGGGGCACCCAACAAGGCGCTGCTCACTTTGGACCTGTACGTGTACGTTCGAACTACGGGTGATGACTCGCCGAGCACCAAACTGAACAACGTGCTCGACGGTATCTTCACAGCGCTCGCCCCAAGCCCCATCAACGGACGCACTAACCTGGGTATCGCTGGTGTGGAGTGGGTCAAGATCGAAGGCACTATCGAGACAGACGAAGGCACCTTGGGTGACCAGGCTGTTGCGATAGTGCCAGTCCACATTCTTTGTTCGTGAAAGGAAGCCCTTATGGCTCAATATCTGTTTGGTTCTGGCGCTGCCTGGGGTACTCCTCTGGCTGACGCTGCTGGCAATACCATCGCCGTTCCCACCCCTCAGCAATTCATGGTGCTGCAAGAAATCTCGTTGGACATCAACTTCGAGAACAAGATGCTGCACGGTCAGAACCAGTTCCCCGTGGCCGTCGGTCGTGGCAAGGGCAAGGTCTCTGGTAAAGCCAAGTGGGCTCAAGTCAACGGTGGTGTGTTCAACAGCCTGTTCTTTGGTCAGTCGATGACCAACGGACTGCTGTCTGACGTGTACGACACCACTGGTGCCACCATCCCGACTACGCCTTTCACCATCACACCGACGGTGCCTAGCTCCGGTACGTGGGCTGCTGACCTGGGTGTGCGTAACGCCTCTGGCTTGCCGATGACCCGTGTGGCCTCTGCACCAGCTTCAGGCCAGTACTCTGTGGCTGCTGGCGTGTACACGTTCGCTGCTGCTGATACCGGCCTGAAGGTGTTCATCAACTACCAGTACACGGCTACCAGCACTTCGGCCACCAAGCTGAACGTCGTGAACCAGCCGATGGGTTACGCCCCTTCGTTCAAGCTGGACCTGTACCTGCCTTATGGCGGCAAACAGCTGATCGTCACGTTGCCCAAGGTCATCAGTACCAAGATGGCCCTCGCAGCGAAGAACGATGACTTCACGGTGCCTGACCTGGACTTCGAGGCTTTCGCCGACGATGCGGGCAACGTGCTGACCATGGCGATGTCGGAGTAACAACATGACGAATGCACCTGTCGTTAAAGTCAAGGGCATTCCGAAGGACTTGGGTGGGGCCACATACGTGGTTCCTCCCTTGTCTCTCGGTGCGCTGGAACAACTGCAAGAACGCTTGGGTTCGTACACGGGGGATGTGAACAACCCTGCTGATGTGCGCACCACCATCGACGCTGCTTTGAAGCGCAACTACCCCGACATCAAGCGGGAGGAAGTGGCCGAGCTGATTGGTCTCGAGAACATGATCGAAGTGTTCGAAGCGGTCATGGACATCTCAGGTATGCGGCGTAAAGCCTACGAGGCTGCTTCAACTGGCAGTGGTGAAGCGGGGGAGTGATGGAGTGGGGTGAGCTGATAGCTCACGTCTGTTACTGCACCGGATGGACCTGGGACTATGTCGCGGATAACGTAGACATTCCCAGGTTGACTTATCTTAGGGACTACTGGTCCCAGTTCCCCCCACTCCCAATCGCAGTAGCTCACTATATTGGTGCAGCAAAGCCCAAGGCCAAGCTCACCTCATCTTCGCAAGAGAAGCAAGCCGAAGAACTACTAGGCATGTTCCCTCTGCAGAAAGGGTAAGTCATGAGTGACCAAGACATCAATGTCAAGTTGACCGCTAACTCCGGTGACTTGAAGCAAGGCGTGGAGGGCGGTGCTGCTGCTGTAGAGCAGGGCTCCAGCCGTATGTCCGAAGCCATGAAGAAGATTGGGGCCACGTCCCAGGAGCAGATGGCTCGGGTCAAGGCCGCGTTCAACGAGGCCAGCACAACGGCTAAGACCCAGATGAGTGACATGGGTAGCACGTTGGTGACAGAGCTCAGCGGTATGGCTGGGCACTTCGGTGGGCTGATTGAAGCTGTAGGCAAGTCGACTATCGGCCTAACCGCATTGGGCGTGGCTGCTGCTGCCTGGGCTGGCAAAGGGGCCGCCGAAGCAACGGCTAAGATGACCGAGTCAGCTATGAACTTGGGTCGTGCGATGGGTATCACCACGAACAAGGCACAAGAGTTGATCTTGGCCTTGGAAGACATTGGTGCTGACCAAGGCGAGCTGACTGGTGCGGCCAAAGGACTGTCACGACAGTTGAAGGAAAACGAGGAAGACCTCAACAAGATGGGTCTGGCTACGCGTGACTCTTCTGGGGCGCTGCGCCCTATGAACGAGCTCGTGTTGGACGGCATCGACCTGTTGAACCAGCATAAGGAAGGTGCCGATCGTGCCCTCGCTGGTCAGGTTATCTTTGGCCGGGGTATCGACGCATCCTCTAAGCTGTTGCTTCTCAACCGTGATGTCGTGGCTGAAGACGCTAAGGCCATGGAAGAGCTCGGGTTGCAAGTAGGGGCTAACGCGGTCAAGGCATGGGGTGAGTTCGACGCTGCAAGCGACCGTGCTGGCTTCTCCATGAAGGCCCTCACCAAAGCTGTCGGTGACCAGCTGATGCCTGTCATCACAGACATGATCAACGCCTTCAACTCAGTCATCCCTGCTGCTGTAACGGTGGTACGTGGAGCGCTGGGTGGGCTTGTCACCGCTTTCTTGGCTGTCAAGAACGGTGTGGTAATCTTGTGGGAAACCATCAACGCTATGGTCATCACTGTGGCTGAGCCTATCCGTGCGCTGGCTGTAGCGGTAGGCCAAGCCCTGACAGGTAACTTCACTGGTGCTGCTGAAACCTTGAAGGGTGTAGGCGGTACGATCTCGGGTGCTTGGGAAAACGCCATGAACAACATGGTCGATTCGTCGGCCAAAGCCAAGGACCGCATCGCTGCTCTTTGGGGTGACGACACCGCAGCAGGCGACAACGGTGGTTCCAAGGGCGATAAGTCTTTCAAGGACCCGTCTCCTAAGAAGGGACCAAAGGAACCCAAGGAGAAGCAAGAAAGCAAGATGCCTGTGTACGAGGCTCAACTGGAAGCAGAGCGCCTCCTGGCTACGCAGAAGGATGCGTTGCGCGGCATGGAGAAAGCTGAGGAGGTCAAGTTCTGGGAAGAGAAGCTGAAACTGTCTGACTTGAGCGCTACTGATCGAGCCAAGATCGAACAGAAGCTAGCTCGGGCACGAATCGATGTACTGCGTCAAGAAGCCCGTGAGGCCAAAGCCATCGAAGACGAGCGTGCTCGTGCTGGTATGGAGTCTCAACTGAAGTCTGTTGACGCTGCCAAGGACGCTGCTCAGCAACGCTTGCAAGCTGGCATCATCGACCAGCAACAGATGCTGGCCATGGATGCCCAGTTCGAAGAGCAGAAGAGCGCTATCAAAGCGCAATACCTGATGTCTCGTAAGGCGCTGCTCGACCCTGAGCGTGACCCGGTCGAGTACGAGAAGATCAACCAGCAGATCTTGGCCCTGGAGCAACAGCACCAAGCCGCGATGAACGGTATCCGGCTGCAGTCCTCGTTGGAAGCCATCAAGCCGCTTGACTCAGTGTTCAACGCTATGCAGGGTGGTATGGCTCGCGCGATGGAGGGCATGGTAACAGGTACGATGAATGCCAAACAGGCGCTTGCCAGCATCTGGGCCGGTATGCGTCAAGCACTCATCGGTGAGCTCGCCAAGATGATGGTGGCTAAGGTGGCTGCATTCGCCAAGGAACGCTTGCTTACAATGGCTGGTATCGGTGGGGACGCCGCTAAGGCCGGTACAGGTGCGGCTGCTGCTGTGGCCCCAATACCCATCGTTGGGCCTGCCTTGGCTGTTGCAGCCCTAGCAGCGGTCTTTGGGTCGGCCATTGCCATGCAAGGCAAGGTGCCTAGCGCACGCGGGGGATGGACAATCCCTAGCGGGGTAAACCCAATGGCTCAGCTGCACGAGGAGGAAATGGTTCTCCCGAAAGCTGAGTCCAGGGTGATCCAGGACCTTGCCCAAAATGGTGGTGCTGGTGGTGGCATGAACGTCAACATCAGTGCGGTGGACGCACGCTCTGTGCAACGCCTGTTTGAAGAGAACGGTGCTGCACTGGCTCAGAGCCTCCAACGCCAGATTCGTAACTTCAACACAGGTGGCCTCAATGTCTAACCAAGTATTACCTTCCCTACCTGGGTTGTCGTGGAACACCAAGAAGAAGCCCATCTTCAAGACCACTATCCGTGAGGCGTCTTCCGGCCGTGAGTACCGTGGTACGTCGTGGAGCACTCCTCGTTGGGAGTACACCTTGTCGTACGAGTTTTTGCGTCAAGGCATGGGCCGCACTGAGCTCACTCAAGTCGTAGGGTTCTTCAACAAGCATCGTGGCTCGTGGGACTCCTGGTTGTACCAAGACCCTGATGACAACACGGTGACGTCTCAGCAGTTCGCTACCGGGGACGGTACCACCACGTCTTTTCAACTGGTGCGGGACTTGGGCGGGTTCCTGGAACCTGTCTACGAGTTGAACGGTGCTCCGCTGGTTTACATATACGACTGGCAAGGTGTACCTCTGTGCAGCACTTCACCACGTACGAACAAAGTCACGTACTCTGAGCAATTCCAACAGTCCGTATGGAACAAAAGCGGCACGGGTGTTACTGCCGACTATGCCACTGCGCCCAATGGCGTATCTTTGTCAGCAGATTTGGTATACGAAGGCTCAGGTACGTCGTATCACTACGTAAAGCAGTCGTCGGACATGTTCGACGCCACGTTACCAACAACGGTGTCAATGTACGTGAAAGCTAGTGGTCGTTCAGCTTTCAACCTGTATCTGTTCGATGGTCCAGCAACCTCCATGGTGCGCGCCACTTTTGACTTATCTGCTGGTGTTGTTTCTGGCGGTACCGCTAGCGGCACTGGTGCTTCTTACATATCGTCTTCGTGCGTACCTGTGTCCAGCGGGTGGTACTTCGTCACGTTAACCGGCATCCCTGGGACCAACTCATCCCCTTCTACAAAACAGATTCAACTTCGATTACTGAACGGAGCAGGTGTGGAGAACTACACAGGGGATGGCTCCTCCGGGGTCCTGCTATGGGGTGCGCAAGTTGAACAGGCTTCCTCTGCTGGTAGGTACATAGGTACTACGAGTACGCCAGTGACAGTTACGGACTACGCTGTCGGAACACTCGGTACGGTCACTTTCACGCAAGCACCAGTTACGAGTTCCTTGCTCAAATGGTCAGGCCAGTACTACTGGCGTTGCAGGTTCAGTGATGACTACATCGAACCATCCAAGTTTATGAAGGACTTGTACGACCTGCGTCAGCTCAAGTTCATTACGGTGAAGCCATGAAGAACATCTCTACGGACTTGCTCAACTTGCTGAACAGCAAGGTTCCGCTGTACTGGGTGGACCTATACACCATCCAGTTGGCAGACAACACTACTGTACGGTACACCAATGCCGACAGGGTCATCAGCTTTGGTGGCAACTCATGGTTGCTCGGGCCTACCCTGTCACGCACGATGGTGCGCATCACAGGGGGTATCGAGGTCAGCACGATGAAGATCACGATGTCTGACATGTCTGGTACGACCATCTCCGGTTTGCCTTTCATGCAGTACGTCGGGTCGGGTGGGTTAGACAACGCGTTCGTTACCCTGGAACGCGGGTTCAGTGGCGACCCTTCATTGGCTAGCATCGTTGGCAAGATGACTGTGTTCACTGGTAGAGTGGCCGACCTGGTCACTGGCAGGCACGTAGCTGAAGTGAACATCAAGGCACCTACCGAACTACTGGACACCAAGATCCCGCGTAACCTGTACCAGCCTGGGTGCCACAACACGCTGTATGATGACGCGTGCGGGCTGGTGAAGACATCTTACGGTGCCATCGGTAACGTCACGTCTACCAGTACCAAGCAAGTCATCAACTCAGACATCGCTACTTCAGACGGGGTGTACAGCCTCGGCGTGCTCAAGTACCTTACAGGTACGAACGCTGGGTTGTCGTACACGGTGAAGCAGCAAGTAGGGGGGCAGATAACCCTCATAGCGCAATCACTTGCTGCACCTTCCGTTGGTGACCAGTTCGTTGTGTACCCTGGGTGCGACAAGACTGCTGCTACGTGCAATAACAAGTTCAGCAACACCACTCGTTTCAGAGGGCAACCCTTCATCCCTGTGCCGGAGACAATCGCATGAGACAAGCTATCGTAGCTGAAGCCCAGACTTGGCTTCGTACACCATACCATGCTTGCGCCAAGGTGAAGGGCGTAGGCGTCGATTGCGGTATGCTGCTCATAGCGGTGTACTCTACTGGGGGTAATATCCCTGAGTTCGACCCTGGACCGTACTCACCCGAGTGGCATAAGCACCGCAGTGAAGAGTTGTACTTGAACCACATGCTGCGGTTCTTTGATGAGATACCGTTGTCTGACGTGCTGCCTGGAGACGCCTTGGTTTACAAGTACGGGCGTACCTGGAGCCATGGAGCTATCGTAGTGGGTGAGAATGAAGTGATACACGCGTACAAGGGTATGGGTGTGATTCTCTCAACGATAGGGGACTACCCACTTGACAACCGGGTGCCCCGAGCCTTCAGACTCAAGGGGTTGTAATGGGCGGTTCTTCAACAGTACGGGTCTCTTCGACAAAGATCGAAGCGTTCAAGATCCAGAGCTCGACCTATGGGGCAGTCATGCCTCTGGTGTACGGCACGACCAAGGTGTCCATCAACCTCATGTGGTACGGTGACTTCAAGTCTATCCCTCACACCACAACAGAATCAAGCGGGGGCAAGGGTGGCGGAGGAGTAGAGACGCAGACTACTTCATACACCTACGAAGCGGCTGGCATCTTTGGTGTTTGTGAAGGCCCAGCTTCTGGGGTGCAATACGTGTATGTCGGTAAGGTGAAAAAGGCATGGGCTGACGCTGGCCTCGTCTTCTTCGCAGGCAACACCCCACAGAGTATCTGGTCCCACCTAACTACGAACCACCCATCAGAAGCGGTGCCTTACTCCGGCATGTGCTACCTCGCTTCACCCAACTACAAGCTGAACGACAATGCTCAGTTGGACAACCACACCATCATACTCAGCGGTCAGTTGAGCAGTTCCATGCTCGATGAGGCTTCGGTGCCTCAGGTAACGGCTGATGTACTCAGTAACAAGCGGTACGGTTCGATGTTCCCATCTGGGTATCTGGGCAGTACGACCCAGTGGGCCACGTACTGCACCGCACTGGGTCTGAAGTTCTCACCAGCCATCACGTCGCAGATCAGTGCATCAAGCTTTCTGAAGACGGTTATGCAGTTGACTAACTCTGAGATCATCTGGTCTGAAGGGTTGCTCAAGTTCGTGCCGTATGGGGACACCTCGGTTACTGGCAATAGCACCACGTACACGCCTAACAACACGCCTCAGTACAGCTTGTCGGACGATGACTTCTTGCCTATCAACGGTGAGACAGTCGTTACTACTCGCAAAGCCCAGTCGGACACATACAACCATTTCCGGGTGGAGTTCCTGAGCAAGGACAAAGAGTACAACATCGAGGTAGCCGAGGCGAAGGACCAAGCCAATATCGACCTGTTTGGCTTGCGTAGCGCTGACGTGCTGCAAGCCCACTGGGTTACAGACCCTGCTGTGGCCCGGCTCATTGCCCAGCACATGCTCCAACGGTCACTGTACGTGCGCAATGAGTACAGGTTCATGCTGCCAATCAACTACTCACACCTCGAACCTATCGTGGATTTTCTGGTCATCAGTGACACCGCTCGTGGTCTGGTGAACGTACCTGTGCGGTTGACGCGTTATGAGGAGAGTGAAACCGGAGACATCACGTTCTACGCTGAGGATGCTCCTCCCGGCATCAGTACAGCAGTGCGGTACCCGTCATCTACTGGGTCTGGCTTCGCGCATGACTACAACGTAGACCCTGGTAGCGTGTCACCGCCATTGATCTTCGAGCCCCCTGTAGAGCTCGCTGTAGGGTCTACAGGGTTGGAAGCTTGGGTAGCGGTAACGGGTACGTCACCTTCCTGGGGAGGGTGTATCGTTTGGGCAAGCCACGACGGCACGTCGTATAGGCAGGTAGGCCGCATTGACGGCGGTGCCCGTTACGGGTCG